ATCTAGGGCCAGAGATGCCAGCACCGGCGCCAAGGGGTCAAGGATAACCACCTCGGCTTGCTGTCGGGCTAGGTAGTCGGCGAGCCGGCGCCGGCCTTCATCGCTGCCGAGCGCCAGCGCTGATGCTTTCCCGCGCAAGTTGACTACTTCTACCTGGTCGGTGGCGCCGATGCCGGCACGGCGCATCCAGCCGCGCAATGTCCGCGGCCCCACTTCCATATTGAACAGGATCACCCGCCCGGCCACCGGCGTCACATTGAACCGGCCAAGGAACGGCCTACCGTCAACCAGCGCCGGGATCAGGTTCCCGACCACCATCGTGGTCTTGCCGGACTTCGCGGCAGCTGCGAGCAGCACGCGGCCTTCGGCTGGCCAGAGCCCTTCGACCCGGTAGCGTTCCGCTTCGTCTGGCTGGGCCAGGAATGTGGCCAGCGGCAGCCCGTCCAGTGTTGGCGCTTGCCCCGCTTTCATTGACGCCAGCATTGTCTTGGCTTCGTCATTTACCCGCAGAATAGCGAAGCGCCGGTGCACCGCCTGCTCGTATGGACTCAATTCTAGGATTTCGCCAGCGTTATCGGTCGGCAGTGCCGTCGCGATCTCCAGCCAGTCAAGGACGTCATCGGGGCAGCCCGAGCCTTGCGATTCGCCGGCGATGATCTGGAGAGCGCCGACCAGCCCCCGCTTAAATTCGGCGACCGCTTCGGCTCGGGTGCCGCGGCCTTTAATGTCGTCGGTCAACTCTGAGACGAAACTTTGCTCCAGCCGGGCCAGCACTGCGGGCGCTCCGGGGCAGCCACGGCGCCCGGCACCGGCGACAGCGAGCACCGCGGCGTTGTAGGAGTCGTGCCGATCACCGCCGGCACTGGCAAGCCCGGCAGCGCGAAGGACATGCTGGCACGGTTCGCCCTTCGGTAAACCGGTGAGCGTGGCCAATAGTTCCGCGCCGGTCAGGTCGGCCTTGACAGCGACTTCCCTGCCGACTTGCTGAAGTCCGGCAAGCCATCGCGCCGGCAACGCTGGCACTTCATCGAAGATGGGAAAGTACCCGGTGCTGGCGTCCCGCTCATCCACCCAGCCGTAGGTGGCGCCTTCCGGGTGCAGCGACGGCGCGGCGACAATGTACCGGTGCCAGTGCTGAATGAACTCGATGCCGGTTAGCTTCGTCGGCAGCACCGTGCCAGCCGGCACCTTATATATGCGAATGCCGGAGATGCCATCAGCGCGGCTGGTGCTAAGCCAGGTCGGCGGCAGCGCGCCGAACTTGGCGACCAGTTCCGAAAGGGTCGCCCCGCCGTTCTTCCCGTTGTAATCATCGACATCTATTCCGATCACGCCGTCAGGTAGGCGCAGACAGATGTTCGCGGGCCCTTCCTCGGCCATCGCGTGGCAGTCGGCGTATGACGGATCAACGCCGTCGTGCCCGGTGTACCCGGCCGGCGGTGGCGTCTTGGCGCCGTATGGCAGCGGCAGGATTCCGCGCCAACCGGCAGCCCAGTAATCTTCAAAGGCTTCGGCGTAAGGGTCGGCGGTGGTGGTCATGGTCAAGTGTTCGCCCTTCAGTTGTGGTGAGTCCCTGCGCCGGTCGCGAACCGTCGCCGCCGTCAGCGAGCGCAGGGGATGAAACTATGCAGACATGCCGAGCAACTTCATCGCCGCCAACTGTTCGGCGCTTGGATCGGGCACCGCTGACAGGCCACCGCCGCCGCCGCGGACCACATCAACAGTCCACAGCTTTAGCGTCTTGCCGCCGGCGCGCTTTTCGACACCGATCATTGTGATCGTCAGACCGTCGCCAACCTCGGGCCGCTTCTCGGCCAGCAACGCCTTCAGGCGAACCTGACCGGCGGTCACGGTCTGCTGACCGTCCGCGGTGTCGAGCAGTATCTGCGGACTGACCGAACCGTCATCCCACTTATGTGCCGAGATGTTTACGACGGTGCCGGTCACGGTGTCGCCTTCCTTTTCAAACTTCACATAGTCGGAATTGGTCTGCAATTCCGGCGTATCCCAAACTGACATGGCAGGATCCTTTTCTAGTTAGTTAGTTATGGCATCCGGCGCTGGCTGCGCCGAAACTTTGGCAACATGACCAGGGCACGCCTGTTCGATGTCGGTGTTGGCGGGCGAGTAATGCGGACAGTACATGCAGAAGCCGTCGCCGGTCGGGATCATCGGCAGCGAGCTAACGCCGGGCGCGATCATCACTTTAATGGCGTCCAATCTTTGCAGCGCCGCTTCGGCAATCGCTTCGTCGTATGGCTCCGTCCAGTATTGCGCGTCCTTCAGCATGCCGGTGCGCGACCAGTGACAGATAGCGACGTGTCGCACATCGAAGCCAGCGGCGATCAGCCCGAGCCCGTACAGGTGGCCTTGGACTTTGTACTGCTCGGAAATGATGCCTTTCTTCACTTTCGCCATCGCTGTCGCGCCGGTAACTTTGTGATCGATGACCGTGCCGGTGGCGTGGTCGAATAGGTCAATGGTGCCAGACATATATCCGGGTATTTCAATCCGTGTCGATGTCTCCCAGCGCTTCACTGCCAGCAGCGCATTCGCATCGCTGAAAGCTTTGTCCAACCACGCGTGCACGCTGGTGCCGACGATGGCGGCCCAAGGGTCGGTGCTGGTGTTGACCTTTTCGACTCCCAGCATTTTGTAGGCGAGCCGGCGCGGGCATGGTGTTCCCGCTTCGCTCGGGCCGATGTCGGTCTGCACTGATCTCGGTCGGCTTGATTCATACCACCGCACCACGTCGCGCATCTCGTCCAGCATGTCGTCCAGAACTCCGTCAGCACAGAGCAGGTCGCTAGTCATTGGACACCACCACGAAGCGGCGCATCGTTGTCTCAGTCATGCAAGCCGCCAACTGTTCAGCGGTCAGCATTTCCTTCGCCAAGGTCTGGTCAAGTCGATTCGACTTCACCCATTTCCATGACACCACCGGCATGCCGCGAATCGTGCCAATCTCGGACTCGCCTAGCGCCGCTTCGATCTTGTCGCGGCAGGCTTTGATCGTCTCTTCGTTCTCCGCTTTGCGCGTTGTCGCTTCGCGGAGCATGTCCAGCCAGCCGGCTAGCGCATCTATCTCTTGCATCGGTTCCCCTTTCGTCATAGCAGTGTGATTTGTATCGGCTTCGTTAGTCGCTGCGCGATCAGCGTCAGATATTCCTCGGTCAACTCGATCGCGATGCACCGGAAGCCTTCTATCACGCAGGCTTCTATCGTCGTGCCTGAGCCGCCGAACGGCTCCAGCACGGTGCCGCCGGGCGGGGTCACTAGCCGCACCAGGTACCGCATCAGGTCCAGCGGCTTAACTGTCGGGTGAGCGACGTCGCCGTCCTTGGGGCGCTCGGCGCTGTTGGCTTTCGCGGTGTAGAAGAAGCGTGACGCGCCGCCTGTGTCGCCGTAGGGGACGTCGTACTCACCGTCATATCCGTTGACAAAGCCGCCGCTGCCTTTCTTGCCTGCTGCCCCTGCCGTGGTCACGCCACTCTGCTTGTCGAGCTCGGCGGCCTGCGACTCGTCAAGGATGACGTTGGCAGGCCAACGGCCACCTGTAGGCTTATTTGCGCTTAAGTCTATGACTTGCCGCGTTCGTGTATTGACATACTCGCCCGCGCCAATGTTGGTGCTCACCAGCTTATCCCACGCCTTCTCAAAGCCGTCATCGCTTGGTATCCGGCACCGGTCAATGTTCAGCGCCCCCGTGCCGTGCGCGAGGACGTTCTCGGCCACCGTTAGCGGAGTAGAAAAAGAACGTGGAAGGCTTTTAGGCCAAATGAAAGACCCGTCAGATAACTGGTCGATGCGGACAAGTGCCCGCGAGCCTGTAAGCCCAGTTGCAATTCCAGCAAAGGACGCGATAACCGGAAGGGAATCCTTCGCGTCGAAGTTGGGCGTAAACTTTTCCGTGAATTGACTTGCGGTGTGCTGTCCCGCCTCCGTCAATGTGGTCAAGGGTAAGAAATTCAGGGACTGATTCTCCGCAGCAGGCGCACTCTCTGCCATAGTGGTCAAGAATTTGCTCTCTGAGTCGTCTGTCACTTCGACGGCTGGCTGCTTTGACGAGTTTGGGATTATTCTTTCGCCACTCTGCGTGCTTCTGGCGGAATAGTTCGCGGTTGGCCAATCTGACCTCAGCGTCTCGTTTGCGCCTGCATGGGCGACAGACGTTTCCTCCACTTGCGGCACTGCGATTGACGACAAATTCTTCTGCTCGACGAGTTTCCCCGCATCGCTTGCATGTGCGCTCGTCCATGTTATTTCTCCCTCAACTCCACGTTCCTTGAGTTCAGATTCTACCATTTTCAGCACGTTTATGCCAGCGGTAGATAACGGCTTACGGGCAACAACTATCGGCTCAAATGCTGGCTTCAGTGCCGTGCCCCATCCTTGCCACTGATTTGCTGCGTCGGTCGCGGGGGCGGTAATGTCCCATGTCTGATACACGGTCTCGCCACCAAGGGTTGGCAGTGCTGAGTTTCCGCTAGTGCTGCGGGCTTTGGTGTCGCTGCCGACAACCTCGCGCTCGGCAGCAATGCGGGCAACAAGGTCATCGACCCATTCAGGCACGTCACCGCACGACGGCCTGATCATCTGCCACAGTTCAGGCGTTGGGATTGCAGGCTGGGACTTGTCGGTTAGGTAGTGGCCGCCCATGAACGTGTCGGTGACTTCGTTGAGTTGCTTAGCCGTCAGCCCCGTGCTGCGCATAAAAGCCGTGAACTTCCAAAGCCGCCCAGCCTCGCCATTGTTTTTGTCAATCGCCTTCGACACGTCCAGAGACTTCGGAAACCCGCTGCCATACATCCACGCGATGCTGTCGCGGATATCAAAGCCCGCGTCTTCAATCGCCACCGCCAACCGGTGCCAGGTGCGGGTGCCGCCAAAGGCGAGCAGGTGGCCGCCGGGCTTGAGGACTCGAAAGCACTCGGTGGCCCAAAGTTCGCACCACTCTTGGAAGCCGATGGATGCATCACCTTCGCGCCCGTAACGGATGCGGCTTCGGGAGTAGGGGTTGCCGCCGTTGCCGTCTTGGAATCCGCCAACGCTGGCCGGGTCGGCAATGACGTCGCCGCTTGCCTTCCACGGTGCATCCCAATCTTTGCCCATAAACTCCAGCCCGTAAGGTGGGTCAGTCACCACCGAATCCACGCTGGCATCGGGCAGAGTTCGCATCACTTCGATGCAGTCGCCGTGCCACAGATCGAACTCGGGCGCCGACAGGTAGGGCTTCATTCTTCGCCCCCGTAGCCGGCGGCCCTTAACAAATCCACGAAGGCGTCAAGGCGGATCACCACCGGCCAGCCTGGTATCGACGCCGGGCCGCTGCCATCCATTCGCAGCACCGCGAACGGCAGCCGGGTGTCCGCTCTGGCTTCCTGCTGGCGCATAGCTGCCAGCGGATCGAAGCCGCGCCGGGCCTTCACTTCCACGTCAATGTCGAGCACTTCCACGATGTCGCTGCCAGATTCACCGGCGCCGACGCTGCGAGCGTGCGGCCAGCCGTTGGCGCGGAGATAGTCGGCGACAATGCGCTGGGATTCGTACCCGCGATGTTTGCGGTGCTGACTCATGACGCCTCCAGCATCCGCAGCGCCAAAGCCGCTTGCTGCGGCACGACACCGTTGCCGAGAATCTTCAGGCAGGCCGATGGCCTTAGACCGTGGCCGGTGACATGACCGGCGGGCAGCCCCATCATCCATTCCACGAAGATCGGGCTCAGGCGTGGCCTGCCGGTGGCGCCGGCAATAGTTGGCTCTGGCGCGCTCCGCGTCAGTGACTCCCAGCGTCGAACGGCTGCTTCGTACTTTCCCCATCGCGTGCCAACTTCATCGCCTCGATCGCCAGGCTCTTGCCATGCGGTGCCGGTCTCCCGTCCGCTGACTTTTGGCGAGGAGCCCACTCGTCCCACCATTCGATGGTCTTGCCCCTGCCCATGTCGTTCACAGCAGGAGTTGGCAGTAGGTCTGTCAAAGCCCGACTGAGTGTGTCCGTCGCTTCGGGTCGATGCGGTTCCCGCCGGATCATGTGATCTTTGTAGTCTCGCGCCGTCGGCGTCGGTAACGAGGATAAAGATTCGTTTTCGCCCGTGGGGTGCTCCGGCGTCGGCTGCTCGAACAACTCCCCATCTCGCAGACATCCCCATTTCGGCAATGTCCCCAAGGACTTCGGCAAATCCCAAAGACCGGTGGCCGTCCACATTTTCAAGGACGGTGACCACCGGGCGAAGGGCTGCGATTGCGTCGCGAACGTAGGGCCATAGGTGTCGCTCATCTTCTTTTCCTTTCCTGCTGCCAGCGTGACTGAAAGGCTGGCAAGGGTAGCCGCCCGTGAGAATATCGACCGGCGGAACGTCGGCCCAGTTGACTGCCTTAATATCGCCAAGGTTTGGCACGCCTGGATAGTGCGCTGCCAGAATTGTGCTGGCGTCCTTGTCAATTTCCGAATACCAGACAACGTGACCGCCGTAGAAATCCTGCACCGCCATATCAAGCCCGCCGTAACCGGAAAATAAAGAACCGATGCGAAGGCTCATGCTGACCGGCTGCGGTTCATTGCCTGCCAGACGTCGTCGGTAAAGGTGACGCCAAAGCCGTCAGCCCGCGCCCGATAAAGTGCGCGAGATAGCGCCGCCGGGCTCATGCCGAGCCGGTCAGATGCCAGCGACACGATGCCGCCATGCTCGGCATAGGTCCAATGAAAGTCGGCCAACACTTCGGCCCGAAGGCGCCCGCTACTCATCGGAGACCAGCAGGCAGACCGGATGAACCCAGCCCCACTTGTCCATCACTATCGGGTCGCCGACTTCGATGCGAAACGTACAGATGCAGCAGCGGCGCTGGTGGTTATTGTACAGAATCGGCCGACCGTCGTCGGTCATCATGTCAGGCACAATTCCACCGCCCGCCATGCCAGTGGCTAAGACCTGACTCGTCGCCTTCCCAGTTCAGCACAGTTGCGAATGCCATCTGCTGATAGAACGGCAGCCAGCGGTGCATCTCGGTGGCCCGCAGTTGCCGACTGACCAAAGTGCCGACCTTGAAGCCGTACATTTGGCGAAGCTCGTCGCGCATCATCCATGACGCGCCAACGGCGAGCGCCGAAGTGAACTGGAAGGCGCCGAAGTAGCCGGCGCTTCGATTAGTGGAGAACCAGTGGGCATTAGTTTCGCGGAGCAGAACGCAGCGCGTCAGTTCGGCCTGATGCTGGCGCCAATACTTGCCGCGGTACGGCAGGCGCGTGCCGGTCATCCGCGGATCATGCTTAGTCGCAAACAGTTCGATCTGCTGCGGTTGGGCTGGCGGTTCTGTCGGAACGGGCGCGATAATGAGCGCAACCGCTAGGGCTGCGGCGGCCATCACTTGGCCCCAGAGTTCCGAGGAATAGACACGTTCATTTGCTTTCCTTTCGGTCGACATAAATGACAACAAAGGCAAGGATGACGATTAGCACCAGCGCCAGTTCGATGATGAGCCGGATCATTTGCCCATCGCCCTAATTAGGGCCTGATGGCGGGTGATGGTGAGCCGGTCGCGGTGCTGCTTCGCGGAGTTCCGCCGATGGATCAGCACCACCACGCAAGCGCCGACAAGAATGCCGCCAACGAATGCGGCGATGATGCTCACGCGCCGTCTCTGACAATGCTGAGCGCTCGCACGGAAGGATGCCGCGCCTTGGTCGCCGACTCCAGAATGTCGTCAATTATCTCGCAGGCTTCGTCCAGTTCATCCAGCAAGTGCTCGATGCGGGCAGCGGCTTGCGCTTCGGCTCGGGCGATGCCGGACCAGTAGCCGACGAAGATCCCGCCGACGGTGAAAATCATGACAGCGCTGGCAAATAGCAGGTCTTGACTCATCTCATCTCCTGATCATCGTGACCCGCCGACGGCGGCAGGTCGTCGGCGGGCACGAAAATAGCCCAGCGACCACCGGGGGGCAGGTCGCTGGGCATGGGCAGAATCTAGAGCATCGCGGCGCCCGTTGTCTGGCGACACGCCGAATTGGGCAGAAATAAAATAAGCCCGCCGGCGCTCCAGCCCAAAGGGGTAAAGGGCGAGCGCCGACGGGCGGTCAGGGGGATTCCTCAAAATAGTCGGCAAGGTCACGGTCAATGAAATCGGGCGCCCGCTCCAGATGGGCAGTGAAGCCCATAGGCGTACCCTGGGGCTCTGTCTCGGCTTCGGCTTCCCCAGCACCCACCACGGCCACAATGCCCGCAGCGGCCAGCAGGAGCCGCTCAGCACGCTTATATAGGGCACAGGGGCCAGCGTGGTCGGCGTGGCTCAGCAGGACTTCGACCGGCCCGGCAATCACCTTGACTTTGCAGGCCATCGGATCCCCTTTATAACGATTCGGTAACGGTCGGCGGTTTGGTGTTGACAGGTCTACGGGGTAGCCTGTAGATTCATCTACATGAGGCCGGGAAGCTCCCGACCGGAAGGGGTCGAAATGACCAGAACCACCACCACCACCACCCGCCAGCAGGCTTGCCCACAGGATTGCTGCGCAGGCAACTGCGGTGGCGAACTTGTCACTTGGGCATACGGCAAGAACGTGCGCGTCGCACCTTGTTCAGCGCTTCTGGCGCAAGGCTGGAACAACAAGGTGCAGGCCGTCTACTACCACAGCCAAGTGGCGACGATGCCGGTCGCCTAACAGGTCGAAACGCCGAAAGGCGTCCACGGTTAAGTGACCGTGCTGATGAGACCAAAGGGGAACGAAATGACCGCAAAGCAGGAACGTAGAGAATACCTAGCGATGGCCGACTTCTTAGATGACACGGACTTCAACTTCAGCGAAGCAACACAAAAGGAATACAACGCACTCGCAGCCGAAGCCATCGCTGCCGGATTCGTAAGGGCAACGAAATGAAGAAGCACACAAGCACATTCAGCACTGATCCAATCGTTGGCCAAATCGTTTCGGGGTTCAGTGATGGCCCTTGGTATCACTCAACTTGGTCCGGACTTTATGACGGCGTGCGAGTTTCTGAGCACAGCGGCGAATTGGTCCACTTCTTCCATCATGGGGAGATCAATGGCATCAAGCAGCAATGCTTTGCGACACCAGTCAGTAAATTTACCAACTAACAAAGGGGAACAGCATGAGCATCTACGTTATCGAAACACCGCACCAAGGCGCACCCATCTGCTGGGTCGCCGACGATGAGCAAATGTTTATCGGCCTAGCCGACTCTGGCAGCAAGCGCGAGCCACTGCGCGAGGACGCCACCTTCAATGAAGCCTGCATATACCTTGGCGAAGGCTTGCGCAGTCTCGCAATTTACGAAAGCACCGATCAGGCTGCCGATTATTTCCTGCGCGGCTGGTGTCGCGGGATGCGTGAAATCGGCACTGAGGTAGGCGCCTTGCGCCGGCAACTTCAGTATCGAGTTGGCGAGATCACCGACCATGATACTCGGCTGCGCGTTCTCGGAATCATCTGGAATGAAGCGCGAATAAGTGAGCGCGAGATCTCTGGCGAAGCCTACGAAGTGATCAAGGATGCGGCGCTCACAATGCCGGAGACGAAGATCGCCGAAGCCCTAGGCGTTGACCGCATGACAGTGCGGCGAGCGCTCGGCAAGCGCTGAGACGACGAATAGCCCGCGGCCTCACCTGAGGTCGCGGGCTATTTCTGTGTACCCGATGGCGTCGGTGTAGTTGTCGTCATGCTTGCTGACCTTGCTGCGGCTGATCTTGACCAGCACCATCATCTGGGCGACGTCGTGCGCCGTGATCGGGTGCCCGATATACGCCGACCACAATCCGGCGATGCGGTCAAGGTTCACACGCGGGTCGCCGTAATGTTCGGCGCGTTCGCCGACAATGTTCATACGATCTCCAGACCGGACCAAAGCCCGCCAGCGGTGATGAATGTCAGCGCCGCCGGCGGAGCGCTCAGCCCGCCCTTATGCTCCCACCAGACCGAGCCGCCATCAAGGGCCCCGGTCTGCATCCAAGTCGTCGCGCCCATCTGCTCCAGCCGCAGGTGATGATAGTGGCCGGAAATCACCACGTCGGCGGTGCCTATCGCGTCGCGGCTCATCGCCTTATTGGCGAGCCAAGTCTGCATTTTGTTGCGGGTCTGGTGCCCGTGGAGTAAGCCCAGCCGAGTGCCGGCGACATCAATGGTCAGGTGCATTTCGTCGCGGCCGGGGAAGATCCAGCCGACGTCAAAGCCTTTCGCCTTCATAACGTCGGCTACCTGGCTGGCGCCTTCAATCGCCCAAGAGTCGTCGTACCGGCTCGACATCTGATTACCGGTGCGGATCGCCTCGTCATGATTGCCGGGCACCACGGCCACGGTCACCGCGTCGGCTAGCTGCGCGAAGGCTGTGACCTGATCGGCGAGCAGCCGACGATAGACGCGCACCATCTCTGTCAGCGTCAGATCGTTCCGGGCGATCAGGTTCCCGCCCTGGCTGGTGACCCCTTCGATGCAGTCGCCAGCGACCAGCAAAGTCACCGGCCCGCAGCGGCCAAGTTTCCGCTGAGACTTATACCGAGCCAGCGCCCGGTCCAAAGATTCATAGAACCTGCCGACGGTGCCGGCGCTGCCATCACCGTCAGACTTCCCAAGTTGCATATCGCCGACCGCGAACACGAAGCCCGCGCCGGCGTCGCTCGGCTCCGGCGCCTTCCCCCGATGCTTAACCGCGGCGAGCAGCTCGGCCACGTCAATGCGGGCCGGCGCGACTTCGACCACGAAGCGGTATCGCCAGATGGGCCGGGTCACCGCGGCGGCGCCTTCGGCGTCACGGTGCCAAGCCGCCGGATCATACTTCGCCTCGACCAGGCGAACCCGGAAGCCGTCCGGCACATCGACGCCCAAGCCTTTGACCGCTTCGGCCCATCCGGATTCATCAGCGAGCGCTGGGCTCGGCGGCAGCGTGACGATTCGGCTGCCGTCCGGTTCATATTTGACACCCGGCTCCCAGCCGGCGGGTGCGCCTTTGATTTGCGGCGCGGTGCTGCCGGCGTCGGCCAGTTCGCTCAGACGGTTGCCGAGCATTTGCAGTCCTTCCGCCGGTGCCGACCCAATGCGCCAGCGCCAACGCGCAAGCCTTCGGCCTTCAGGATGCGCTCGATAGCCGCGCTCGACAGTCGGTGATCAGCCAGGGCATCGGCCAAAGCTGCGCGATCATCTTCGGGCAGGGTCGGCAGCAGTTCGCCGACGGTGCAGGCGGCGCCGCGCCTTGGCGTAATGCATTCCGCGAGCGCCGTCGCCAAAGTCACGGCAACCGCGCAGGCAAACCGAACCTATTCTTACTCCGCACCCCGTCCTGACCTATCCCCAACTTGTCAATAATGAAATGCACATTCCCAACATTCGACCCCGGCTTTAATTCCAGATGCATCGGGTCCCAGTACGCCGGAGACCAGTCCCCGCCCCAATTCAGGATGCTGTAAATCTTCAGGATGCGCCGCATCTGCGATTCCTTCGACCGCCAAAACACACGATTCCGCGCCACCGGCGCACCAACACCAGACCAGTCAATGTCAATCGCCGTCCCGCTCGCATGATTCGACTTCCGACCCGGCACCGCACGCGCATCACGATTAGCATACCCACCAGTATCAACCGCGCCGTCGTCAATCGTATGAATCCACCGATGCCAATCCGCAGCAACCGCGAGGAACAACGGCAGCGCTTCCTTCCGCGTCGTTAGCCTCCGATCAGCACCCGGCACCCAACCGGTGCGCAACCGCGGATCACCATACCCCTGAATCACCGGCCAACCATTAAGACTCAACTCAGTCACTGGAAACTCGCCGACTCATGATCACCAATGCCGGTCGCAACGATCGCAGTCAACACGGCAACGATCCCAGCGCCAACAGTGATCGACAACATTTGACCCCAATCAAGGGCCACAACATTCACCGCCTGATTCCCCAGCAACGCCAACAAAGTTTGCGCCATCGTCCGAACCGTTCTCTCAACCGCATCACGCCAAAACTTAGCAGACCACATGAAACCTCCCACAAAATAAACAACACCGTCAGGAACAAACCCCACGCCTTAGTTATTGAGATGCCACTGAACATGATCATCAACCTTCGCCCTCAACTCCCGAAGGTCAACCTCGATACGGTTCAGACTATCCCGCGTACTCGTCCCGCCGTTCGGCTTGAACTCCCGCTGCAAAGATATCTGCGCCCGAATCAACCACAGCAGCCCAGCAAGCAACGCGCTACCGATAACGATGAACGGGATCAGGTCCGCGGGATTCGTCACGGTGACTCGACTAGTCCCGGATACATGACAGCGATCATTTCATCAGTAAACCCAAGAGACCGGGCGTGAATTAACGCCGCAGCCCTCGCCTCGGTGGTTGCGGTTTCTTTCGCCGCCGCTGCGGTTGCTGCCATTGCTGCCGCCGTGCGTATATTCTCTATAGATGGTTTTGGTTCGTCGTGTTCCCACAACAATAAATTGTCGTAATCATTGTCAGATAGGGCCCACCCGCTATTAAATCCAAGTTGCATTAAACCTGCAACAATTTCTGTATGGGTTAATTTTGTCATGCCGAAATCTCCATCAAAGTTATAGTAGAATACGAACCGTTAGATTGCACGTTCACTACGGCGTTGTTTTGGGACGACCAACACTGAGTTTTGTAGGTTGTCGCCGATGTAGTACTTGGTGAATCGAGAAATGTAGCGCACCCGGCGCCCGTCGTAACGGTAGTATCAGAAGCAGTAGTTGCTGCTAACTCAAATGGGTTAAGAATTGACGTCGCGCCCCGCAATAATTTTACGCCCACGGACGTATTGTTGGTAGTTTTACCCAACCCCGATTGTGCAACGGTAACTAAAATTTTGTTGCTAGCACTACTCGGAGTAATAGTTGCCGTTAAACCGGTATCCACCGGAGTACTCGTAGAATTACTGACAGGGGCTGACGCCTGTGCGTTAACAATTTGCAATACTTTCCCGCCACCACTTGCAATATAGGACCAAGTATTAGTGGCGGTTTTCATTATTGACGCTGAGCCGTTAGTCGCTAGGGCCGTGATGGTCCCGGAGATCGTGACACCAGCACCGGCGGCAATAGTCAAGGTACCGGCGTCAAGATTCACGAAGTCGATGATGGTGCCGGTCGCGAACGCGACAGACGCGAACGGTGGAATGGTCACGGTGACCGCGCTCGCGTTGCTCGTCGTGATGACGCCGCCCTGATCAGTTAGCACCAGCGTGTAAGTGGTGCCGGTTTGTGTGTTGATTGTTTTCTGATTGAACGCGCTGTTAAGGTTCGCGGCGGTGAGCACCGTCGATGCAACAAAGGCGACCATCTATTTTCCTTTCCTAGAATCCGAGAATGTCATCATCCAGGACGCCGTAGATGTTGTCGTCAAGGATGAAGGCGGCGATTGTTTCTGACATTGTGAAGGTGACGTCATGCCGATCTGGTGCTGCGTCGTGGGCGATCTGATCAACGGTGACGATCTGGGAGATTGCCGACCCGATGCTGTTCGGTGTCCACGTCACTGTGGCGACATCACCAAGTTCCACGTCTAAGACTTGCAGGGCCTGCGCCGGAGTGCAGCCGTCTAGTGAGATCGTCACCGCGTCGATGCGATACTTCGGTTGCGAGAGGGTGCCGACCCGCCAGTTCGCTAACGCGGTGGCGTTAGCGGATGACGCGAGCAGCGTGTCAATCGTCTCGTCAATCGTCCCGTACGCCGTTTGGCTTGCGGCGTCGGTTGCTATCGCGGTCCCGGCGATCACCCCGGCAGCGGTGAATGTGACGCTGGAAACGTTCAGCAGTTCCTCGACACCGAACACGACACCCATCCCGGTGAAGGGAATACCGGTGCCGCCGAATGTCAGACCTGAGGTGTAGGTTTGCAGGTCGGCGCGGTCACGGAAAGTGAAGTCCCCGGCCTTACCGATGAACAACGCGCCCGGCTCTGACGTTTCGACCTTCTGTAAATAGTTCAGCGCGTTCTCGTCGGCGGCCACCACGTCAGCGTCCAGGGTGGCTTGGCCGACAGAAATGTTCCGCCGCGTTAGCGGCCAGCCGATCTCTGTCAACACTGCCGCCACCCTAGCGCCGGTTGCTTGCGCCGTCGCGGTGCCTGCCGTTCTCGTCTGGTTAGCGACAAGGGTGAAGCCGTCGGACGCGGAAACTTCCGCGAGACTCTGGCCGCTGATGTCGTAGTTAAAGTTCCAGTCCTCGATCAGGCCGGTGTAAATGACTTCGCTGTCACGGTCGATCACGATCTGTTTACGGGGGAGGATCTGCCCGTAGTAGGTGCCTGCGGCGTAGGTGGGGTCGAAGATTCTGGTGCGGTTGTCGAGGGTGACGTTCGCTTGCCCGGCGGTGAACTTCTGCAACGTCGTGGACCGGCCCCGGTTCACAGTGAAATCGCGGACGTAACTAGTCACGTCAATCAACACGTCACCGCCAAGCAGGTAGGCCGTGTTATCTAGCACGCCTTTGTCTGTGTCATCCAGCGTGAAGAAGTTGACACCTGCGGTCGCGCTGAGGTCGAAGGCGATTTGGACGCGGGTAGGCATCAGGCTGCCACGAACACGGGGCCGTTGGCCTTCTCGAATCGTTTCACATATTCGACGATCTGCTGACCGATAGCACGCGGGTCACCGACACCAGCGTTCACGTTGATGTTGTAAGTGTTCCCGCCCATCGCGCTGTTCGGTGTGATGTTGCCCGACGTTGATGGTGTGAAGAGTTCCGGGCCGACCTCGCCGACAACGTATGACCGACCGGCGATGACCGGGCCACCTTCGGCGCGAGCCTGCGGGCCGGTGATGTTCTGCGTGATCCGCGTGACGATTTCGTTGATGCTGCGCGTCACCATCACGTCGATGCGAACCTGCCGGGCTGCTGCGTCGGCGAGCCGGTCCATCGTTCCCATAAGTTGCTTACGGCCGATGCCGTCCTTGCCCATGAAATCCTGAAAGCCGGTGATGGAGTCTTGCGCAATTTTGACGCCGGTGCCGTACCACTTTTCGGCGGCCTGCAATCCGACCGCTTCGGCGACAGCGCCGACCGCCGTCACACTGGTGTTCAGTTGCTCGATAAGTGTGGCGCCGTTTGCGCCAAGCAGTTCGGTGGCGAGCGCCGACCCGCGCTCAGCAGACAACGCTGCGACGGCGGTGAAGGATTCCTGGCTAAGGGAAGTCCCGAGCAACAATTTCAACTGCTCGCCGAACGCGGTGATGCCAGCGGCCTGCGACACGATGCCGCCGACGATACTTGTGCCGCCCTTCTTCGCCTCATCTGCTGCGCCAGCGAAATCGAGTTGCCCCGAGATGCTGCCGGAGATGCTGCCGCGGAAACCGTCGAAGGCAGCCTGCGCCTTGTCAAGGTTCGCCTTCAGTTGCTGCAAGCCGGATTCATTGACCGCGGCTAGCGCTTCCTTGAAAGTGTAGGTTTCCTTCGCCGCGCCACTAGCTGCGGTGCTGGTGCTGACCAGGCTCGCATTGTATTCGGCGGTCAGTTCATTGACAGCGTTCTGTGCATTAGCCAGCGCCTTTGAGCCTGACTGATTAACGGCGTAAAAGTTGGCCCAGTCTTTGCCGTCGGGCGCTTTCTGATATTTACCGAAGCCGGCGGCAGCACCAGTTGCATCGCGGTAAGCCGCGGCGAGTCCGTAAAGGCGATCACTTAGAACCTTATTGGCGGCGGCCTGCTGCTCGGCTGCTATCCGCTGCAGTGTGCCCATATTGAGAAGATCTTCCGCAACCTTGACAAGACCACCGATGCCGGGCGCAAGTTTCAGGGCGGTCAAAGTTGCATTGGAGTAGGTGATCATCCCACCACTAGCGCCGGTGATGCCAGACACCAAGTCGTCAAGACCGCTGATAGTGATCGCCGTGCCGGTGATGAAGTCGGCCATCGCCTGCGCTGCGGTATCGACCGCGCCAGCCATACCACCCGCGCCGCCGAATGCTTCCGAGATGTCATCGACGGCCTTTAGCAGCGCCGTGCCGATCAGTTCCTTACCCTCTTCGACAGCAACATTCAGCCGGTTGATTTTGCCTTGATAGGTGTCGGCTGCTGCCGCGGCCTGCCCTGCGAACTTCGCCGACAGCGCGGCGGTAATCGCATCCATATCTTTCGACTTGATAATGTTGGCATCAATACCTGCGCCGAGTTTGCCGAGCGCTGTCGTGCTGCCCGAAAACCCCTTGGCTAGCGCGAGGCTGACCGCCTCAAGATCGCGGCCCGTTCCCGCCGAAATGTCCATAGCCAGTTGCAAGTTCTTTTGCGACAGGGCAACATCACTGGTCGCGGTGACTAAAGACTGGAAAGCCGGGCGCAACTGGTCATCGGCGACACCAGTCTCACGGGCCAACGCGTCAATCGTCGCTTCTATCGGCCCGACCTGATGCGCGGCGCCGACGTTTTGCAGCGCAATCTCCAGCGACCGCATCGCC